AGCAGTGGTATCAACGCAGAGTACTAAGGCGACATCGAAGCCATCGGCGCACTGTGCAAGATGGCCGGTTGTCCCGACAAGACCGCGGAGTTCCTCACCAAGAAGAAGTCCAGCGGCCAGTACTTCAGCGTGGCGGACGTCAGCGAAGAGTTGACCGCCGCCCGCGTGATCGAAAGCGAGAGGAGCATGATTACATCGCACGTCAATCCCAACCAGGGCGCGGTTGGTTCGCTTCAAGAGATTGAAGCCCAGGCCACTTCCTACGCCCGCCAGAATCGCGGCAAAGAGACTCCCAATCTTTACGCCGAAAGCGGTACCACCAAGCTGACCAAAGAGCGCGCCTATGCCCTCATGCTCGAAGAGCATCCCGAGGTTTACGGCGCGTTCGTGGCGCAGCACAACGCGAAGGGCCTGATCGCCACGCTCGAGCGGGCTGGCATTCGCCTCGCCCGGTAACAGAGAGGAGACAGACATGGCATTCGAACAGACATTACGCAATGTAGGGATTCCGGCGGCGGCCGACCTCACGAGCAACGGGACTGTGAATCCGCAGTTCTACTTCGTGACCGTCAACTCGTCCGGACAGATCAACTTCACGGGCGCTGGCGCCGTCGCCGATGGCGTGGTCCAGGACAAGCCCAACGCGCAGGGAGTGGAGGCCGAGGTCGCGATCCTTGGCATCACCAAGCTGCTGACCGGCGCGGCGGTCAATGCCGGCGATCCGCTCATGGCCAACGCCAGTGGCCAAGCCATCACTGCGACCACCGGTAATTTCGTACGGGCGCGCGCGCTGGCTGCCTCGGCGGGGGCTGGCGTCATCATCCCCGCGCTGCTTCTCGGCCCGTACAAGATGTAGCCGTTCATCACATAGGAGAAATCACAAATGCCTCAGCCAACACTACAAGACGTTCACGTCAATCGACCGCTGACGAACATCTCCGTGGCCTACCTTCAGGAGGCTGCCGGAGTGGAATTCGTCGCGGACAAAGCCTTCCCGGCGGTGCCGGTCGAAAACAAGAGCGATCTCTACTACACCTACGCGCGGGCGGACTTCAACCGCGATGAAATGCAGAAGCGCGCGCTTTCCACCGAGTCCGCCGGCACGGGCTACAACCTGAATTCCACCGGCACGTACAACTGTGACGTTTGGTCGCTGCACAAGGACGTGGATGACCAGATCCGCTCCAACAGCGACTCGCCGCTTGCACCCGACCGCGACGCCACGATTTTCCTGACGCAGAAGGCCCTGATCCGCCGCGAGAATCAGTGGGTCTCCAGGTTCTTCGGCACCGGGATCTGGACCAACAACGTCAGCGGCCAGGCGACCGCGGACTCCACGCACGTCATCTATTGGGACGCCGCGAACTACCCGAACGGCAGCCCGATCACCGATATTCGCAACGCGAAGACCCAGATGCGGCTGTCGAGCGGCGGCTTCGCGCCCAACATCTTCGTGGTGAGCCGCCCGGTGTTCGACAAGCTCGTGGATCACCCCGACTTCATCGACCGCACCAAGTACGGCCAGACCGCGCCGAACCCGGCAGTGGCCACCCGCCAGATCATGGCCGAGATTCTCGAACTTGACGAGATCCTGGTCATTGACGCCGTGTACAACACGGCGGCGGAGGGCGCAACCGAATCCAACGCGTTCATCGGCGGCATGAGCGCAGCGCTGTTTTACCGCCCGAAGAATGCCGGCCTGATGACCCCCAGCGCCGGGTACGTGTTCAACTGGACGGGCCTGATCGGAACCACCGGCGGCGCCGGCGTCCGCATCAAGACTTTCCGCATGGAGCACCTGGCTTCGGATCGCGTGGAGATCGACTCGGCGTTCGATATGCGCCTGGTCTCTGCGGACCTCGGCTTCTACTTCAACAACGTGATCTCGGCGGTGTAGCCATGATGCTGCGTCGAGAATCATGGGCGCGGCTGACCAGGGGCCTGGTTCCGCCGCTGTACGTTCTGCGCCCGTTGCAGGGTTTTACGCCGTCTGACATCGGCGACGAGTATCCCGCTCCGGCCGCCACAAACAAGGTCCAGTTGACGCGGGCGCGGCAGCTCTACGAGCAACGCAGGATCGGGACTCAGGCCGAGGCCGAGCGGGCAATCTCGAAGCTTCCCAAGCAGGAACCGGCCAAGCCGGGAAAGGAAAAGAGGCATGGCAGTCAAAGTGGAAAAAACACCCGTTAACGCTCCGGAGTTTCAGAGCGCGGGTCCGCAGCCGAACTTCAAGGGCAGCTACCCATCGAAGCAGAAGCTGTTCGTGTCGGCGGTGCAAACAGGCAGCGGCGCGCAGCAAAGCATCGCGCACGGTCTGGGCGCAGTGCCCACAGGCGTGCTGGTCTCCTGCACGGACAACAGCGGGAGCACCAACGTCTTCACGGTGACTGAAGGAACGCATGACGCGACCAACGTGAAGGTGACGGTGACCACGGGGGCCAAGTACAAGGTCCTGGCCTGGCTCTGATTACGATGAAAGCAAACTCGTTCGGCAATATCCCGGTACCGACGCCCGGCACGCCCGTCCCCGTGTCCAGCTGATCCGAATCTGCGGGTGGAGCGGATGCGCTTCGCCGCAGTGATCGGTCAGACAGGTCGCGTGTTCCTCGGCGTCTCCGGCATGAACAAGACGAACGGCACGGGCGTGATCAAGGAGTTCTGGCCCACGGGTTCTGGTGGCGGCGTCGCGGATTCATTCGACATCTGGGCGGAAGACTCCACGGCACTTGCTGCTGCCATCGGATTACTACATCGATGCCAACAACGCGGGCGAGGGACTGATCGTCGCCTACTGGACCTGAGATGGGGAACTGGCCCACCATTGAGGCGCTGGTAGACGGCGTCATGCTGCAAACCTTCGGCGAGCCGGTGGTGTACCAACCGGTGCAGGCAGGCGCGGCGCAAGGCGACCCGTTCACGGTAACCGCCATTCGCCACCTTCGCCCGCGCGAGGAGTCAGGCGCGATGGCGAACTTCGAAGAGATCTCGGTGAATCCGTCCGACTTCTCGAATCCGCCGGCGAAGGGCGATTGGGTGACTGCCTGGGGCACGCAGTACGTGGTGACGACGGTGCGGCAGCCGGATGCCTACGGCATGCTCAACCTGGCACTGCTTCAGCGCGCGAGTTGACGCTTCCGTGATCAATCCGAAAACAATACTTGGCGAGTGGGTCACCGCGCTCCAGTCCTGCCCGGACTTGGTGACTGCGGTCGGCGGCGACGGCAACAACATCCGCGCGTTCATGGAAGGACTGGCTACCGACAACAATCTGCGGCTGGCCATTCTCCAGATGCCGCCCGGCTCGATCCTGGTTGCCTGGAACGGCACCACGCCGCGGCGTCTCACGGGCGGGGCACTGCACTTCGCGCATCGCTTCTCGATCTACCTGCGCGCGCCGGAACAGAATTCCACCGCCACGTATGCCGATCTGTTCTGGCTGCTGGTGAGCGCGATACCAACGGGTGCTCCATCGTGGTCATCGCTCTTGCATTTCCAGATCGATCCCGATTGCTACCCGATGGACATGGATCTTCCGTCCGCGCAGCGAAACACGGTCGTGGTGAGCGCGGACGGCGCGACGCTCGATTATTTCGAGGTGCAAGCAACGCTGGTGGAGCAAGGCAATCCCGGCGGGGAGTGAAGGAGAACGTTATGGATTGGGTTTTCATGCAATCGCCCGAGGGCGAAGTGAAGGAAGTCGAAGCGACGGCCGCAGAGCTCACGCCGCTCATGGTCGCCGGGTGGCGTCAGGTTCCCCCGCCAGCGGCCACTGGCCCAAAACCGGCAACTCCGGTTCAGGAGAAAACGTAGCATGGCAAACATCAATGAACTGCTGAATGGCTGGGGCTTCGGCAAACAGACCGCCATCGGGACGGCGAATGCCTCCACTGCTATCTGGCGGCACACGAACCTCAATACCAAGCCGTGGGCCAAGGTCCCGGTGAACGAGGACGACCGCGCTGAAATCGGCAAGGGCCATGAGTTCCCCACGCAGCTCTTCAAGTCGCATTACAACATGCCGACTTACGAGATCTCGAAGTACGCTTCGTCGGAAATTCCTCGCGTGGGCGATGGCGTTCTCACTGGGCAACGTGACCGTGAGCGGCAGCGGCCGGTCCGTACACGTACACCATCATTCCGGCTCTGGGGGCGACGAATCCGACCGGCCTGGAGTTGCCCTACTTCTCGTTCGTGCAGCAGATCCGGCCTGGCGGCTCGGCGGTGCTGGACGAAATGCTGGTGGGCTGCGCCGTCAAGGGCTGGAAGCTGTCGATTAAGAACTCGCCGGGACGCGCCAGCGCGATGATCGCGGCGGAATGTGTGACTACCGGGACAGTACACCTCGCCCAGCGGAATCACCCTGCCCGCCGTGTATTCACCGCATGAGTTCAATGCCGGAATGATCACCGCGCTGACCTTCAATGGCATCAACTATCTCTCCGGCAGCAGCGCGAAGGACTTCGTGTCCATGGAAGCGTCCTGGGAGAACAACTTCCGGCCCGGCTTCTTCCCTGGTTCGGGGGCGCAGGACGGCTACCAGATCCAGGGGCGGTTCGAATGGGGCGACCGCGTATTCGCGGTGCAGTTCGTGGTGCGCGTCGAGGCCGGATCGGCCGAGTACTCGAATCTGATCAATCTGACCACCGGCACGGCCACCTTCACCGTGACTCGCGACACCAACAATTCCTTCACGATGCTCATCCAGAAGATGGGCTTCAACGTCGCGGAACTCAGCAACACCGACGGAATCGTGACGCTCCAGATCACCGGCGTGCAACTCTACGACCCCACCAACGGCCTGGTGACGATGACCGTCATAACGCCGCAAACGGGTATCTGCCAATAGGAGGCTTGAATGGAAACCGAAAAGAAAGCGGGCTTCGATGCGTCGAAGCCGTTTGTGGTGCCGATCCTGTCGGGCGGCGAGAAGAGTTGCGAGGTGCGGTTCCCTTCGGATGAGGAGTGGTGCGCGTGGGCGCGTGCGCAGCGCACGGTGCGGCATTTCCTCGGACGCGGGAAGTCGCAGAGCGAGGACGTGGACCTGCCGAAGATCAACGCCGAGTTGTTCGCCAAGATCCGCACCGACAAGGATGGCCCCGAGTTCGATGACGCCGAGGCCGGCATGGTGATCGGCCGCATCGAGCGGTGCGCCGTGGCCAACGTCGAGCGCGAGGGCATCAACTATCGGATCGAGATGAAGGTGCCCGGCGCGCGTGTGGTTCACGTGCTGCGGATGCCCACCGCCAAGGAGATGCAGGACCACGAGCGGGCTTCCACCAGCGTCGTGGCCGCGCGGCGGTCGGTCGAGACGCGGGCGTTCCTGGAGCCGAGCGGCGCGCTTTACGACAAGCTGCACATCTCGCACGATGGCTATGCCGGCGCGGTGCCCATCGTGCACAAGTCGGCGGCGGTGTCCGAGGTGATCGCGCAACTGGCAATCGAGGCTGACGAAGACCCGGAATAGCCGCGCCCGGCGACTGGCCGGAAGAGCCGGGCGTGCGATTCCTGATCCGGTCGGTGTTGCACCAGGGCGGGCTGTGCGGAGCCGAGGAAGAGTGCCCCGACCGCGTCTTCCGCTGCCGGAAGTGCGGCTACTCGGCGCAGACGGAATTGAATGGCTGCCCCGCGTTGCGGCGCGGATTGGAAGGCCATCGACGTCAGCCATGGGCCGGGTTGTCCGAAGAACCTGCTCGAAGAGGCGATGGACACGCCGAACGGCGGTCTCGTGCGGCGGTGCTTCCGAATTCTGAACGCGAAGAGCATCGGGCTGACGATCACGCTGGCGGACATCACCGAGGAGGAGTTCCGGGTGCTGGAACTGATCGAAGCCGAGCGGCAGGACCAGATCAAGGCTGGGGACGGCGGCACTATATCAAATTCTTCATAGGCGGTAGAAGCAGTTGCGAGCACATCGAACGCTCCCGCGAGAGCCGAATACTCGATCAGCATGGATGTGACGATGGCCTCCTCGATCTGCTGGGGCGTAGCGTCGTCGATCACGAGGTAGCTGCCTGCGGACAGCGGCGGTCGCTCCTCATCGGGGTCCTCGATGTAGAGTGTAGTCCGTTTTGCCCTTCGGTCAGTCGCAATCGCCAAGCCAACGCTCAGGCGTTGGGACACGAATGCGCTATCACATTTGAACCGAATAGCGTGCTTCTGCTCATACGCGGTTTTGAAAGCCCGCTTAATCGTAGAACGCCCTTGTGTCGTACCCTTGCATTCGATAATGTGCAGTTTCCGCTGATCGTCCATCGCCACGAAATCAGGGCATTTTTGGGGACCGAGTTTCTTGTGCGCCGGATAGCCTTTGAGCAACTTCCTGCGGCGGAGCTCGCGAACCGCGGCGTCGCCATGACAGATTTCACTGTACTGAAAGATGTTCGTGAGCCACTCAAGGGAAACCCCAACTCCCCACTCATCACTTAGTACTGATTTCTGATGTTTGTCCAAATCAACCATCTCGGGGTGCAGACGAAGGTCTGAGGGATCATCGACTGCATAAGCGTACTTGGTCTGTGCCCAGCGGATCGCCGTCCACCAGCGCGGCACGGTTTGCACTAGGGAAGCGGCGCCCATCCAGAGCAGAGCGGAAGCAAAGTTGATGGTCGGAAAGCTACTCGCTGTCGCGAGCTCACCTGGGAAGGCGTACTGACCGGTCCAACTGGGTCGGTCGATCTCAACGCCAATCCTTTTCAATAGGGGATTACCCGGTGTCTGGGGCGTACCTGTCGACATTAGGTCACCGAACAGCGTATCCTAGCACGCCTGTTGTCCACCATAACGCCTCGCACGGCCCCGTGTCGGCCAGATCCGTTTGCGGAGCCGTCGGTTAGTAGTGCCCGAACGTGTATGAACCGATTTCAAACCGTTATCAAGAGCGCTCGTTTCGTCTATTCGCCGTACACTGCGACCGAGATGCAGGGCTTCGCCCAGGTGCTAGCGGATTCGATCCGGGCACGCATTCAGGGCGGACGGAACATCTACGACCAGGCTGCTGCTCCGCTGAAGTCGGGGCTGCCGGGCCGGCGCGGTTACCCCGACTACAAGGCAGCGCGGGGCCTCCAGCCCATCCGCGACTGGACTTGGAGCGGGCATACCCTGCGGTGCCTCAAGGTACTGACGGCGAACGAAAACCGCGCGGTGATCGGGTTCCTGGACGAAGCTCTTCCAGGCCGGCGAATGACGGCTTCGCAGATCGCCTTCTTCAACAACCGGCGCGAGGCGCAGTGGGGTGTATCGCCGCGCGACCGCCAGGCGGTGCTCGCGGCATTTCAGGCTCGTCCCTTCGTGATGCTCAAGGCAGCGTAAATGGCAGACCAAGCGGAACGCGTAATCCTCGAAGCCGAGGACCAGGTCACCCCGATAACGGACAAGGCCAACGCAGCCCTCGACGGCTTCGAGAAGAAAGCGGAGTCCTCGCACGGCAAGGTCATCCGGATTTCCGATCAGACCCGGTCTAGCGTCCAGCGGCTCATTGCCTCCCTCGAAAAGCAGGCCGAGACCTATGGCAAGTCCGGCGTGGAGCGGCTGATCACCCAGCGGGACCAGCTTCTCCAACGATACAACCGGGAGCCGCAGGCCATCGACGCGATCACCAGATCTTACGAAAAGATGATCGCCATGGAGGAAAAGGCCGCGCGCGAAGCTCTCGCGGTTAAGGCGGCGAAGGAAGCCGAAGAGGCATTGCGAAAGCAGTCCGAGGCCATCACTTCGTTCGGCGACCGGGTCAGCCAGTTCATGGAGAACCCGCTCCAGGGAGCGAAGGGCGCACTCTCGTCCGTGCTGACGACTCTTGGTCCCTTTGGCATTGCCGTCACGGCTGGTGCTGCTGTATTGGGCACCATTGCGGCGTCCGCATTCGAGGCGGCAAAGAGTCTCGGCGAATACGGCACCCGCGTGAAGGACGCGGAGCTGCGCACCGGTTTGACTGCCAAGGAAGTCGGGCAGTTCGGCTTCGCGGCGCGCGCGGTCGGACAGGACATCTCGATTGTTGAGCGCCTGATGCGTGGTTTGTCCCAGGCAGCCGACGACAATTCCAGGGAAGGCGAAAAGGCGCGGGCCACCTTGCGCGGGATGGGCATCGATTTCCACACCGCCACCGGAGAGATGAAACCCACGTCTGAAATCCTGACGGAGATTTCCGAGGGCCTGAACAAGCTTCCGGAAGGCCTTCAGCGGGACGCCGCAGCCATGGACCTGTTCAAAAAGGTGGGCGTGGAGGCGATTCCGTTCATGACGGAACTCAACGAGAACCTGCGCGTCGCCCACGAGCAGGGGTTCGGGCCTACTGAGGACGACATCCGCCGCTTTGCCGAATACCAGCGTGAAGTGACGGTGCTCGAAACCAAGTGGGACGCGCTGGTCCGCAAGTTCAAAGAAGGGCTGGTGGTCACCGTTACCTGGGTCGGGAAGGGCGTCGATTGGTTCCTAAATAACATCAGCACCGCCGGAGACGATGAACGGCAGCGCCGCGAAGAGGAACAGGCGATGCAGGATGCCGCCGACATTCGGGCGGCGGGCGGCATCGGGGCGAAGATGTCGATCTCCGGTCATCGCCAGGAAGTGGCCGACCTGGAGCGCCGGGCGCCGGACATCATGAAGAACCGCGATGCCACCTTGAAGCGCATCGAGGATTTGCGGGCCCAACAGCAAGGGCTGGTCGGCGATTTCGGCATTCTGCAAGCGATTGCGCCCACCCGCGACGAGGAGGCCCGAGCGAAGCGCGCGAGCGACATCCAGGGCCAAATCCAGCAGTTGCAGAAGATGTTGGCGGATGCCGAGGCAGCCACCAAGCGGACAGATCTGCGTGCAGGCAAGGAAGAAACGGATCGGATTCGCGCCCGGTTTTTCGGCACGCACGACGGCATGGAGAAGGCTTATGCCGATGCCAAGAAGGATGTCGAGCGGCTCCAGAAGCAACTGCTCGAACCGGACAAGCCGTTGACGAAGGCGCAGGCGCAGGACCTGGGCCAACAACTCCACGTTGCGGAAGCTACCGAGGCGCGCCGCAAGGCGGCATTGGACGCAGTGGCAAAGGGCGCGGAGCAACTCAAGGATTTCCGTCGCCAGGCTGCCGAGTTCGAAAAGAAAGGCGATGAAGCCGAGCTCGATGCCATCGGCAAAATCTACTATCAGCGCGACCAGCTTCTGCAGCAGGCCGCGAAGGTGAAGGCGTCGGAATCGGAGATTGCGGCGATCCGCAAGGCGGCGGACGAGCAGGCGGCCGTGCTCTCGAAAAAGGCATGGGAGGAGTTCGAAAAGTACGCCGACAAGCAAGCGGCCGAGCAGCAGAAGAAAATGCTCGCACTCATGATGCCGAGCAAAGAGCAGATGAAGGAGTGGGAGGAAGGCTTCGCCGCGCAGGAACGGATCGAGGACATCGGAGTCCAGGCGCAGCGCGATGAATTGCGGCGGCGCGCCGCGCGGTCCGCGCGCATGGCGGAACTGACCGTCACCCAGGAGACGCCGATGGCGATGTCTGAGGCCGAAAAGCGGGAGCTATCGGCGCGAAAGGAAGAAGCAGCGGCGCAGCAAGCCTACCAGATCCGGCTCGATCTGGCCGTCCAGTTGGCGGGGATCGAAGCGGAACGGATATCGAAAGAAGAGAACGCGGCGAAGCGCTCCGTCCTGGCGGCGCAGGCGCAGAAGGATCTGTACACGGAAATCGCCCAGGCGCAGGACCAGCTCGAGGAAAAGCAGGCGCAGCTCCAGCAGAAGCGCCAGCAGGAGATCCAGTCGCAGTTCGACAGCCTCCAGAAGCAGGCAGAAAAGCTGATCGACGTTCTGTTCACCAAGCCCAAGAACTTCGGCAAGGATCTGCTGAGTACGGTCCACGCCGCGGTGCTCAAGCCGGTGACCGAGACGCTGGGCGGCATGGCGGCGAACGTCCTCCATCCGATCATTTACGGCGCGGACGGGCAGGGCGGGCTCGCTGGTGTGTTCAAGGGCGGCAAGCAGGACCCGGTGCGCGTGTCCACCGACCAGAACACCGCCGCGACCATGCAAAACAGCGCGGTGATGGCGGCGCTGACGGCTATCCTGGCCGCAGGAATGGGAGTGGCTGCTCCATCCTTGCAGAGTGGTGCCGCCGGTGCTGCTGGCGTCTTGGGGATTTCCATTCCATCGATCTCAGCGCCGGCCAAGATGAGCGCACCTATCGGGGCGGGCGGCTACTCCCCGGCCGCGTGGAGTTCCGGTGGTATCGGGATCGACCCGATTGCAATGCTGTTCAGCAGTGCCACGCGTAGCGGTTCCGGAGCGGCTGGCGGTGGGGCGGGGGCCGCGGGGACGGATCACCCTTTGTCCGGCGCTGCCAACGGCGGTTATACTCCCGCTCCTTGGGCTGCTGGCGGCGGAGATTGGTCCGGCGCATCGGCGGGGGTGCCGACGTTGAACCGGGCGCAAGGTGGGACGGGCGGATTCAATCCGATGGCGATGCTGTTCGGCGGCGGGGCGCGCGGCGGCGCGAGTGGTGGGAGCGGGCCGAGCGGTCTGGCGGGAATCGTCAGTAACCTCAAGCGCACGAACTGGGGCAGCTTCAACCGGAGCCCATCTAATCCGACCTACGGCACGGATGAAAACGGCAACGACGTCCAGACCGGAGATTCCGGCGGCAAGATCACGGGTGTAGGTGGCGTGGCCGGGGCCGCGATGCTGGCGGGCGGCACCATGCTGGCGCAACAAGGGCTGCTCGGGAACAGCCGTGGCACATGGACGGGCACAGCGGAAGGGACGGCTGGCGGGGCGGCCATCGGGTTCCAGATGGGAGGCCCATTGGGCGCGCTGATAGGCGGCGCTGCCGGTTTCGGCATTGGTATCGGAGAGATGATAGCCGGCGTCAAGTCGCCGCAGAGGGAAGCACACGACGATATCAAGAGCATCTACGGTATCGATATTCCCCAGAACAGCGGCACGATCAAGCAGGTGGTCCAGATCGCGCAGTCGCAGTTCGGCGGCCAGATCGCGGTGGCCGTGCGATCCCCGAGCGTCCGTCAACTCGTGATGCTGTATTCGGAGGCGACCGGCCAGAAGATGCCGATGTCGGCCACGACGCCATACGCGGGGAGCTTGGTGGAGCAGGGCGGAAAGCTCTATCAACAAGCCAGCTACCAGGATGGCCAGGCTCACGCATACGCCTCGAACATTCCGACGCTCGGCGGCATTGCGGCGGGAACCTATCCCACTCCCGGTGGCCCCAACACGGCAGGTGGCAGCGGCGCGACGTACCTCTCGCTGAACATCAGCGGCAACGATGCCGCAAACTTCATGACCGGCCAGTTCGTCACGCCGCAGTTCGTGACCGACCAGGCGATGGCGGCGCAGTATTCCAGCTACGGGCGAACGCAACAGTCGGCCAACATGCAGTTGCCCGGATTGACGGTGGCGTGATTCAACGTGCCAGGCAATCTCGTACAATCCGCTCCCAACGGGGTGATGCCGGCGTCGCTCTGCACCGCGTTCACGGAGCTGCGCGAGTACCTGCAGCTCCAGAACCAGTATCACGACGGCACGGTTCAGCGGTCGCAACTTGCCCAGACCTCGCGCCGCACGTTCCGGCTCAGCAAACGATTGAGCGCATCGGTGCTCTCGGCGCTGTACAACTTCTGGGTATCGCAGACCGCCGGCCTGACCCCGTTCGCCTTCTACAATCCGTTCGATGTGGCGTCGGGCCAGCAGATTGGAAGCAACTACGATCCGACCGGCAACAACACGCAGGGGCGCGTGACGGTGGTTTTCCGTGGCAACTGGGCGCAGGCCACGGACATGGCGCGGTCCAACGTGCAGGGATTGGAACTGGTGGAGGTGGCATGAGGTTACCGAAAATCGAACGTTCAGCCGACATTCAACCCCACTTCACGGACCGCGACAAAGGGCGGCGAATTCCTGGAAGCGAAGCGCTGGCCAAAAGCCCCGGACGGCCAAAGTACCTGAGCGGGTTCGATTTTCGTTATAATGCCCGTGAAGTTTCGCACGTGGAACGCTGGGACATCCCTCTTGCAGGGATCGGCGGCAAAAGGCTGGAATACCGGGACTCATGCGAAAGCAGGACGGCCTAAAAAGGAAACAGCCGCGATTGCAAATCACGGCTTCTGATATGTCGGCTCCTGTCAACAACGCGCGCTTCGGCGCTCCGAAGGCTGAACGCACGGCACCCTCTCAAAGTGTACCCAGAGGAGGGCACCGCGATGGCCAGTAGGCTGAAAGTTCGCATAGTGCTCAACAAGGGCAGGCACGGCGTTCCATTGGACAAACTCCCCAAGATTTTGGCCGAAATCCGGGAGTTTCTTCACGATCTATCGACCGATCTTGGCATTGAAGATGACTCTGGGTGGCAGGGAGTCGATTTCCGTAATGGATCTCTTGACTTCGCGGCAGTCAAGAACTCTCTCGTTGACGATGCCAAATACTTGACCTTTCAGCAGTCGGCCCGGAACGTGATACTGAACCAGCCGGACGACCGCATATCGCGTAGGACCAGAAGCCAATACGCCAAGATCGCAACGCCGATTGATGCCGATGAGGTGGTGGACATTGGACTTCCACAGGAACAAGCAGGCGTGGTGCAACCCGGAGAGGAGGAGCAGTTCCAATGGTACGAATTGACAAAACAAGCGGCTGAGCAGATTCAGGCGTTAGCGCAAGCGAAGGTGAAGGCGCTTGCTTCTATCCAAGGGATAATACACTCCGTATTCATTGAGAATGACGACCCGCACTTTCAGTTGCGTGAACTCTCCTCGCAATCCTTGATAAAGTGCACATACGCGGAAAACAAGTACAACGAGTTGGCCGAGGCGCTCAAGCAGAGAATGGCCGTCGTTCACGTTTACGGTCTTTCCACGACGGATATGTTGGCTAGAAAGATTGAGCAAATGGACGTTTACCGGATCGACGTATCCCCGTCTCTTGCGAAGGACTTCTTAGACCGTTTCAGCGGTTGTGCCGCTGGACTAATAGACGATGGAGAGATGCAGGCTCACATAGATCAGAGCAGAAACCGTGGCAACTAAGCGCATTTCCAAGATTTACCTGGATGCCTGCTGCTTCGTCGAGGTGGCGGCCTTCGATTCTGGAAAACACAAACCAGAGCGGGAGCGGGATGTCTTGTTTATCAAGGCCCTCCTGGCTGCCGCATTTGACGGTGAGATCGAGGCCTACACCTCAACGCTCTCCATACCGGAGTGCCAGTGCGTCAAGGATGACAAACAGCGAAGGATACTGACTCCAGCCATTAAGGATGCCTTCAGGCTACTGCTAACCTCCGGCCAGTTCGTGGTTCTAGTCCAGGACGGAGTGCTCATTGGAGAGCAGGCTCGCGACCTCTCTTGGGTTCATCAGTTGGTTTTCGGAGGGGCAGATTCTGTTCACATTGCGTCAGCGGTTTCCGCCGGATGCGAAGAATTCATAACGTTCGACGAAAAGACCATCTTGGTGAAGGCCAAGGAGCTTGATGAGTTATTTGGCCTGCGCGCGATCAAGCCGCGGCTCAGTTCGGTAGTGCCGACCAGTAAGCACCCTGACGCGGGGCCTTTATTTGTCCCCGAAGAACCACCCACTGAAACACAAACTGCCCCTGAGCCTGAACCCGCCAAGCTTCTCGGAAGCGGTGACGGCGATGTAGAAGGTAAAGCCGAAACCGAAGGGCAGCGGGGACAAGACGAAACCAAGCCCGCACCAGCAGATCCGGTTGTTGCGGAAGTTCAAACGAACGATGGGCCAGAAGACAAGGCGATAAGTGGAGAACAGCCCCAGGCCGGTGGAAACATCGTGGCCGCGCCCCCAACGCCCGCGCTGCCTTCACCGCCCAGTTATCAGGCACAAGGGGTCCATGGTGACACTGGGGCGGAAGCGTCAAATATCCCGCCCACTTCCATGTCCGACACCATCGGCCGCATCACCGTCCCCACGGTGATCAACTCCGGCCAGACATTTCCGCTCACCACGCGATACCCGTTCGGCTTCTCCGTCGAGCGCCCGGTGATCGTGCATCGCTTCGGCAGCCTCGACGCCAAGCAGGAGCAGCGGTACTACGTCGGGATCGGCCCGCGCAAGTTTCAGTTCAAGCACCCGAACCTGAACTGGGCCGAAACCAACCAGCTCAAGGCGTTCTGGGAAGTCGATGCAGGGGCCGTGGCAGGCGTTCACCTACACCGTCCCCAATCCCGACGGAACCACCACGGGCGTGCTGGTCACCTTCGAGCAGGCGCCGATCTCGTTCGAGTACCTGCGCACCGCCGTACAGGTCGGACTGAACTTCATCGAGGTCGTCGATCCGACCCAGGCGCCCAGCTACACGGTCAACTCCACCTGCCTGCGATTCCCCTCGACCGCGCTGTCCACCGCCCTGCTTTCCGAAGTCCAGCAGATCATCCCGCTGGTCCACATCCGCGTGCGCGAATCCGCGGTCCCCGACATCTATGTCTCCGACCGGCGCGTGACGGTGGGCGGCCAGCTATACCTGCCGCGCCTGATCGGGATCGGCGAGCCGGCTCCGACGTCCTGATCTCGCAGGACATCAAAGGCACCTCGGACAACGTCCGCTTCACCTTCGGCAACGGCGACCGCGTGATGACGCAGCTCGCCAACGACACCGACCTGAAGTACGCCGAGATCGACCTCTGCCTCTTCCACGTCAACTCCGGGATTCTGCTGCAGCTTTGGAAAGGCGTCATCCAGAACTTCACGAGCGACGGGACGCCGATCTTCCCGGTGACGTGCTCGGACGGGTTCTTCCAGATCATGAACCAGTACCCGGAGCGGCAAGTCAGCCGCCAGTGCTGGAAGACCTACAACGATGGCGTGAACTGCCCGTGGGCCAGCAAGGGGCGCAGTGCCTCGGCGGTGACTGCTGGCCGGCGGCGATCCCACAAGCTGCGACTATTACCTCGAATCGGCGAACGGTTGCCAGGTGCACGGCATGTCGCCCTATTTCGGCGGGCAGCAGGCCGACCCGCAGGGCGTCGTCATCAAGGACGACTCCACCGGCTTCCTCGGCTTCGGCCGCAACACCGTCACGGCGACTTCGATCATCTCGGATACGGTCTGGGGCTTGGCGCTGCCGGAGATCTGGTGCAACTCGGGCGGCAATCCGCTTTATGCGTTCATGGCCAGCGCGTTGATGGTGGATTACCGCGATGAGTCGGGCTACGCCGACTCGCTCGGTATCCTGAGCGCCGGACCTCTCGGTGGATTCACCCCTTCGGCTGTCGTCACGAACGCGGATGGCTACAAATACGTGGTCGCTCCGATGGTCGATGGGTACCTCTGGCAAGGACTGGCGGTCAACGGCAACCTGAACATCACGAAATACCAACCAGGCATGGGGCTGCGCTACGTCACCGGCAGCGACCCGGCGAACCCGAGCAGCGACTACTTCTCGCTCGGTCAGGGATCGCCGCAAGTTTGGGAGCCGAATGTCTACGCGGCGGGCACGGCGGCGTGCGAGATTCGCATCGTCAAGTCCACCACGATTCAGCCGAGCACTCCTGACCAGCACCAGATGACCGTCCCCATCGACTACGGGATGTGGGGCTGGACCTGGGACCAGAACGGCAACCGCACCGGGGTCAAAGGACTGATCAATCCATTTTGGATTGCGGTCAACATGCTGCTGCGCGCGATGGGTTTGTACGGCGATCCGTCCACGGGATCGAATCCCGCTGGCGGGACGGCCCCACGTCGTCCGCGCAACTCGCTACGTTCGTGCTGCCGTCGCTGATTGTGGGCGATGGAAGCGGCGCGGCCGAGATCGCGGCGACGCAAGTGACCCCGATCCTGGGCGTCACGTCGCCAATCGTGAACTATGCTCTCACCACCGCAGGGGAGGCGCTCACCGCTCCGCAGATCAATCTCAACCCGGACGGCAGTTACTCGTTTTCGTATTGGACCAGCCCGCCCCCACCGCCCCCGGAGGGGAGCGGAGTGCAAACCACCATGTCGATTGCGCAGGCGCTCTCGCTTGGGTATGTCACGGAGACCAGCGTCCAGGGCACCGAAACCCAGTTCCAATTCCAGGGCGTCATCAGCAGCCAGAAGCCGTTCCGCGACTGGCTCACCGAGGTGCTCAACTGCTGCCTGGGCTTCTACACGTGGGAGTTCGGGAAGCTGAAGGTCGGCTGCCGGATCAACGCCAGCGCGGTGGATGCGTACACGCTCGCGAACTCTCTGTTTCAAACTCTGCGGCTGACGCCGATCCAGTCTGGTTTCGAGCACCTGGTGCTTTCGTTCGCCGATGTTGCCTATCAGTACCAGGCGAACACGGCTGAGTATTGCGACAAGAGCCACGCGGCTTACTACGGGCGCGCCGGATCTCCGCTCACGAGTCAGATGCACTCGGTGGGCTGTTCGTCACTCAGCCAGGCGCTGCGGATCGCGGCCACACGCACACGCGAAGAAGTCGGCGGCGTGACTCCCGCGGAATGGCGCGACGCGCGAACGGCGGCGTGGCAGACGACGCTGCTCGGCCTCGGCAACGAGGTCGGGCAAGTGGTCTCGATGACCCACCCGGACATTCCCGGCCTCCATGGCACATGCAACGTCTCCGGCAGCACTGCAACGTGGGTAAGCGGCGATCCGTGGACCTATGCCGGAAGCGCGACCGGGAATTCGGAATTGGTCAACAAGGAAATCGTGATCGGCGGCGCGCAGGTGACGATCACCGCCGTCGGCAGCGACGGTTCCACGATCACCACCTCGCCAGCGCCTCCATCCGGGAGCGGCCATTCGTTCCAGGTCATCACGATGTGCTTCCGCATTCAGCGATGGAGCCTGAAGAAGGACTGGTCGGTGCAGATCGAGGGGCAGACCGTCACCGAATCGATGTACGACCTGGACGTTGGCCCGAAGCCGATGGACGTGGTGCCCGCGCCCCTGCCGGCCCTGTACTATGCGATCCCGCTCGGCCCCGCGTGGGCACCGTACCAGGTGCAGGCGGCGGCGAATGACGCGCTGTTTCCGGGCGAGTGGACCTTCGATACCGACCAGTCCTACGCACAGATGGCCGACGGCAGCATGCTTGCGAACCTGGTGGTGACCGGGAAGCTGCCGGTGAACGAGTTCAGCGCCACCGGCGCGGGTGCGCCCGGTATCGGATCGGTCTCGCAGTCCGCGACGGGCGGATCATTGCCAGCCAACGCGACGCTGCGCGTGGCTATCTGCGCGATGGATTCAAGCGGGCTTCCTTCGGCCCCGTCGAATATAGCCATCATCGGAACCTCGGCCTCTGGAACGGACACGTTCACGTTGGAAGGCATCACCTGGCCGGCGGTCGCGGGCCTCGTTTCTTACGTGCTATTCGTCGCGACGCAGGACGATCTGATCTGCGCGCAGGCCACCGGAACGCTGACGGCGGGCGCGAACAACACCTACACGCCCGGCTCAATCACGTTCGCCGGGCCGCTGGTGCGCTCGACATGGGCACTGCCGTCGCCATACGTCAGCAAGATCCGATTGAAGGCCAAGCACCTGAGACACAGCGGAATCATCGGAGATTCCGTCTGGAGTGTTGCCGCCGGCCAGCTTGTGGTTGGATCGTTCCAAGAACCGCCGCCCTCCACGAACCCGAGTTGGACGCCGGTTGGACGCTTCATCTCGGTCATCGGGCGGCCGGAAGGCGCGACGCCGTTCTTCAGCGGGAAGGTCACTTCATGGGACCAGACCACGGGCACCATCGGTGTGACCCCGGACCCCAACGGAATCGTGCAGGCGGGCGACTGCATTGCACTGCGGTTTACTGCGGACGCTTCGAACGCCAGCAACCCGACCTCGATCACGGATTCCGGTTGGCAGAGCACTGTCTATCCCAACGGCATGACGCCTGGCGCGGAGGTCGGCAACCTCGTTCGCGTGATTCAGGGCGCGTCGCGCGGCACGCCGCCGCGGAAGATCGTCGCCAATACGGCGACCAGCATCACGTGGGACCTTCCGATGGTGATCAATCCCGGCGATGTCTGGATTATCGAAGAGCCGACCTGGCCCTATTCCTGCGACACGACCTCGTTCGATAACGGCAACCCGCTGGCGGTGACCACGATCAACATGCCGACCGGCAATTTCGTGGACGAGACACTGCTGATCGCCGGCTTCACGGTGGACGTGAACGGCAATGAGTCTCCAGACGGCGACCAGCCGATCCGCGAGGACTGGATCTTCGGCGCGGAGGGACTCTCCAAGGTCGCTGGCCTGGTGTTCCAGATGCAGGGCACGTTGGGCATCGAATCCAATGCGGCCCAGCCGCTCTACTTGAATGGTCCGGTCACGGTGGGCGACGTGAAGGCTTACGTGCAGGCGGCGCCCACCGGCTCGGGCATCACGTTCACGATCTATGTAGGCGGCGCGGCCTGGCTATCAATGACGATTTCCGCTGGCCAGACGGCGGTAGTTGCCACAACATCGCAGATCAAGGCTCTTACCCAGATCCCGGCCAACACGGCGGTTTCCATCGGAATCACTGCGGTGGGGACCACGTTTCCTGGCTCAGACCTTTCAGTCTTCATCTACTCGTAAACGGCGAGTTTCAAATATGACAATCAAAGAGACGCGCATCATTCTGCTGTTACTGGTAGCGGCAAGCGCGGCCGCGCAGACGACCACGGTGACTGGTACGATCACCGATCCCGCCGGCGATCTGCTTTCCGGATCGTGCTCGATTCAGGCCGTTGGGCCATTCAGCGCGGCCACTGGCTGGCGCGTCACGGGCGTACCCATGGTGGTGCCTTTCTCCGGCGGCTCATTCTCCGCAGCCCTGGCGCCCACGGACAGCGCCACGCCATCCGGCCAATACTACAGAGTGACATGCTCCGTGCCGAACCAGACCGTCAGCGGACGAGCGGTAGGCCAGTATTCGTGGGGACCACGCTACTGGCTCGTGCCCACCAATACCACAGCCCTGGACATTGGCACGGTTGAGATAACCTCGCCGCCGCCAAGCCCGTCGTGGAAAGTCCTATGGCCGCAGATGGACCAGGGCGGCGCGACCCTCGGACAGGTCCCGCAGTGGAATGGGTCGAGTTGGATGCCATCGACTCTCAACATCACGGGCGGAACTGGGGCGGTTACCAGCGTGTTCGGGCGCACGGGTGCCGTGGTGGCGCAATCCGGCGATTACACAACAACGCAGGTGCCTGAAGGGACAAACCAGTACTTCACCAATGCGCGGGTGCTGAGCGCGATGTCCGGCCTCTACGAGAGTCCGCTGACATTCTCAGCGCCGCTCTCGCGGACTGGTAATACGATTACGTGCGCGATGTGCGGAAGTGGCGGAACGTTGAACGGCGACGTTACCGGCGCCTCGACTGCGAATACCGTAGTGGCCCTGCAAGGCCGCGCAGTGGCGGCAACAGCACCGGCGGATGCCCAGTATCTGGGGTGGAGCGCGGCGGCGAGCAAATGGCAGCCGATCACACTGCCACCGGCGAGCGTACTGAGCGTATTCGGGCGGACGGGTGCGGTGAACGCACAGGCCGGTGACTATGCCTTCTCTCAGATCTCCGGGGCCGCTGCATGGGGCCAGTTGCCGGCTGGGGTGGCGAACACCACCAACAACCTGACCGACATGACGGATCGTGGCGCGGCGCTTCAGAACCTTTACTTCCAGGCGAACGGAACGGGTGCGGTGAATCGTGGTGCGCGCGACAAGCTGCGAGATTTCGTGCACGTCAGGGACTTCGGCGCTCTCGGCGATGGCGCGACCGACGACTCGGCGGCATTCACGGCCGCGTTGGCTCGGGGGCGAAGGAAGTGCGCGCCGACGGTGGGAACTACGTGCTGGCATCCGTCGTTACGATTCCGAAGGGCGAGGCGCTATACTTCGGAGCCGGGACGCACACGGTCGCCGGCATCCTATTTAGCGATTCGACGACCGATCCAGACCGGCGTCGGCAAGCTCTACTGTGCCGGCTCGGGCCTGACCACAATCCGGCTGGCAAACGGATCTAACCGCGACCTCGTTTCGCAGGTCAACTTCTCCTCTCTCACCGGGGCGAACAGTCCATACGGCCTTTTCCGCAGCGAGATTAGCGGCTGCACGTTCGATGCGAACAAGTCGGGACAGGCGGCAGTAAGCTACGGTATCCGCCTGTACGGGCATGGCTTGTATCTGCACGATGTGACCGTGCAGAACGCGTACTCGGATGGCATCTACACCGAGTGGGGTATCGATTCGACGTACGCGTCGCCGAATACGGACCTGGAGGGTTACTTCACCGAGATCCGTTCGATGTTCAATGGCAGCAATGGGTGGACGTTCCGGGGGCCGCACGATTCGACGTTCACGAACGTGGTGCTGTACAAGAACGGAGGATGGGGCTTGCGGGTTGAGACTTCGGCGGCCTACAACGGGAATGGCCACATCTCGAATCTCAACACGTACCTGAATTCGAACGGCGGGATCTATTCGAACTCCTCGTTCGACGGCACGCAGGTGGAAGCGACGTCGTCGGTCGGGTGGGGCATGTTGATCGACACCGGATCGGGTACGCATAATCTGCACGCATCGCAGTTCGCCGGTCCCATCGCCCTGGAGATCAGAGCACCGGCGCAATTCATTTCGGGCAACGTGGTCAACTCGACGGCTGCCGCGATCAAACTGAACGGCGGAAGCTGCAACTGTACAGCGACGATGGTGAACAACACCGGGTATCAGATCGACTATACGAGCGCAGTCGGCGCATCCATTTTCTTTGTGGAGTCGCCAAATGCGATTCCAGGCACGATGTTCCACAACACTCCGTCGCAGGCCGACTTCATCTTCTTGGCGTTCGGTGGCAGTGGGGCGACGAACCGGTACGTGGCTCTGCCGTTTGGGACCGTGCATGTGGCTGGATGGTCGCCGCAGTTCCCCCAATCGAATGCCGTGATGGCAGTGATTAACGATGGCTCCCAAGCTGGAAACATCACCGCCACATCGTTTATCGGAACGCCGATTCTCACGCCCGTGAGCTTTGGCAACTTGGGTACGACCAACAACTCGCTCGTGTACTGCACCGACTGTGGGAGCAACGCGAAGCCGTGCGCCGGCGGCGGCAGCGGGTCGCTGGCGTTCCGCAATAACGGGGTCTGGGAGTGCCTTTCCAAGTAGCGACGCGATGCCAGACGCCATTTACAAGCTACAGCCGCATCGCACGATGCACCTGCAGGGCTTTGACGACTATGGCGCGGCGGCTGCCCTGTGGGGCGCTTCGGACACCGGCTTCACCGTGTCCGGTGTGTTCCGCGACCTGGCCGACTTCGCCGTGCTGGTCCTATTCCAGAAAGACGATCCGTTCGGTCACCCGCTGTTCTCCTATCTGCCGGATGGCGATCTGACGGGCCTCGTTCTCGATTTCGACGTCACCTGGCAGGGCATTCAGTCCTGGGAGTCGCTCAAGAACCCGTGGACCGACTGGAACACGCTCGACTACTCCATCAACGGAGTCGGGCACAACGACGTGAAGTGGTTCGGCTCGTCCGGAATCACGGTCACCTGCAATACGACCGGCCGCACCGGCGCGTCGGCAACCTACACGCTCAACCTGAACAGCCCGCAGCCCGGCGACAAGGTGACGCTGTGGTATCAGAACCAATCCTTCACCAGCCCAGCGATTTCTGCGGCGCACACAACCACCGATCAGGCCATGTGGTGGCAGGGCAACGCCGCATATAACCACTCGGTCACAATCGGGTCGGCCACGTACTCCTGCCTGGAGGATTCGTTGAATAGCGCCGGCGTGGCGATCAACATCGCCGGCCAGATCAACGCGTCCGATCCGAACTGTACGGCCACCACGGGCGGCACCTATGGCAACGAGATCTTCATCACGTTGAAAAGTGGAATCTCCGGGCCGGTGGCGGTTTCGAGTTCGGACGGTTCAGCCGCGGACACGCTCACGCAGACAACCGCCGCGTCCATCCTGCAGTCCATTGCCCAGCAGATCAACGCCGTCAATTGGGTGCTGAACGGCCCCGCCGTGCTCGCCGCCACCGTGGTGTGCCGAACCAACTGGTGATCACTGCAACGCCGGGCGCCGACGGCAACATGGTGGCGTTCTACCAGACGGACAACAACAGCAGCAGCCGTCTGTACTTCACCGCCACCAACTGGAACTTATCCGGCGGCTCCTCGGACAACGTGTCCTGGCACGTCCACATCGACTTTACGGCGCTCGGCTGGAGCAGCGTGGACAAGGTCTGGTGGACCATCGCGCCCGCGCTC